TTGGTCTCGACGCCCGGCTTAAGCTTAATCGTGTTATGGGGCATTAGGATGCCTTCCAAAAAAGATGGTTATCTTGGATTGGAACATTACATCCCTTGCTAAGATTTTCAAATTTTGTAATCACTTGCAAATTCCATGGTACATGCAAACCATTAAATCCATCGCCATGTAATGGGTGGATATGATCCACATGGTGAATTACCCCGGTTTGGACAGAACGTGCTGTAGCTATATCATATATCTCTTGAATTTGCGCTAATTGAATTGCAGACAACCAAAATGGAGTAGCATTGATTTTTAAAGCACGACGTGTCGCCGAACGAACTTTATAATAAGGCTTATTGTTTTCATAATGATTTCTCATATATGAGTTATGCTTTACTCTATTGACACTAATCCAATCATTAGATTTTTTAATAATAACATCCTTGTTTTTATTATAATGCAGTTTTCTTTTTTGTAATTCATTTTCTCTATTGAGATAATATCTATCTTTGTCTCTTTCTAAATGAGTTTCTTTGTTTTTGTCTCTATATATTTTTGATCTTGTTTTTGCAGTATCCTTGTTTAATTGATACCAATCTTTTGCTTTTTTCAAATCACATTTTTTGCAATTGTAATGGTGACCATCTTTCCTTGAGCGATTTAATGAAAAATCGTTCAATGATTTCATCTCTTTGCAAATATTGCAAATTTTTGTTTCCATTTTTTTACCTTGATGGGGTAGCAACAGGAGATTGAGAATAAGAAGTCCAAGCTGCATCTTGATATTTTTTACGATTTTCTTCAGACAGAGCAGACCTAAGAAGAACTTGATACTGGCTCTCATAACTTTGAGCCATCTGCGGATCATCTGACATACGGCCAAAGTTGCGCTGATATGCAGAAATATAGATCATGGAAGCCATAATCATCATATCTGGCAAATTAGTAGAGATATATGTCTGCGTATTCGTGGCCGACAATGGAGCCGAACGAACTGTGCCAGTCAATCGAACTTGATAAGCCAAATCTGGAATTGGGCCAATCGTCATGATCTGAGATGTGAAGCCAGTCGTTGCCGCATCACCGCCGTATTCAGCGTAAAACTGTGGCAATCCAGCAGTTGAACCGCCACCGTAGACATTTTGAATGTATTCTTTTGTCACAGGCAGCAACGGGGAAGATACACCCGATCCAGTGATAACTTCCATCGTCTCAGTCGTTACAAACTGTGTCTGTGGAATTGTAAACGTACCGCTATTAGCTGTCAGCGAGTAAGCCGTCGTGCTAATCTGGGTGGAAAGAAAATCAAGGTCACGTTGCATACGCAATTCAGCATATGAAATCATTTGAGGCAGAATGATCTGATAATTTGGATCAGTGGTAGGAACCACAGCCATCGTAGCAATCTGCTGGACGTATGTATTGTAATCCATGACTATCCAACCATGTTAAATGCCGCTGTTTCAACCTCAGAAACGCGGCGCGACCAACCTTTTCCAAAGTTAGCATAGTTTGATAGAGATTGTAAGAAGGCTAAACGGGCTTCGCAAACTCTCGTTGCAACATCGCGAGGGTTTGACGTTTCAAGAGCACTAAGTGTGGCTGGCCCGATTTGTCCGTCCGCATTAACATTGAGAACCGTTTGAAGGGCTTTCGCTGCGCGGGACGGCCCCGAATTAATGGCAAAATCAAATACGGCATAATCCACGCCCATAGGTAGATCGTCACCCTTTACCGTATCCCAATATTTATCTTTGTACAGCGGCATGACATCATTTGGCGTCAAAGCCATAATGTCGCTCTTTGTTACCGCATGTCCAACATACTGTTCCCAAACTGCTTTAGTGCATCCTAAGTTGGTCGCACCGCCGGGGTCTTTTGAGTTATCCGTGTAACCGCCTTCATTTTTTAAAACTAATGCTAGGCACCGCTCAAAATTTCCAATCATATCAATTCTCTTGCGTGTTCAATCCTGTGGCAATTTACACAAAGTAAAATACATTTTTTTGTTTCCTTAATCAGTTCTTCAAAAGATAAATTTTGTATTTTATCAGTAATACTAAATTTTTTCTTTGAAGGGTCTAAATGGTGAAAATCAAAAGCCGCATGATGGTAAGTGTTTTTGCATACCGTGCATTTACCGCCCATCATTTCTATTAACTTTAACTTAATATTTTGCCTATTCCAAGTTCTCCAATGGTTAACACAATAACCATTACCATAATGTTTCTTACCACAATCTTCAATTTTACATTTTCTGTTTTTGCCTTGAATTCTAACTGGCGAATCCATGTTTAAACCTTTGCGCATTCTTAGGTAGTGCGCATTGCATAAACCTTTGCATAAAGCGGGTTTTAAGCATTCAACCGCAGAACATTCAAATTTTAAATTGATATTCATTAGTTATGCCTTTGGAGCCGGTGTATGCTGATGTGATGAACCAAAATAATACGACAATACTAGTGTCAATGAGGCATCTAGCGTTCCCAATACACGGGCAATAAGTTCACGCATGGTATCGGGAATGACACTATTAAATAGATGCCACTGGATAAAAACCCAAGCTAGGATAACCACAATAGCGATGACACGGGGCGTCCAATCATGCGTCTGAATCTGCATGTTACGGGCGCTATTACGGTCACTAGCCGCAATCTTTTCAAGGTCAATATCAAGTGACTTCATTTGAACTTTGAAGTCAGCGTCAATCTTCTTGAGTGCCGTTAGTTGATCTGGAGTGGCTGTACCCATTGCAGCCATGATCTCATCTTCAGATGCATCTTGATGACCAAACAAGGCACTAGATACAGCCTTAACAGCCATTCCAGCTAGTGGTCCGCCTAAAGCACTGGCTATGGTTGGGGCGACCTGACCAATCAGTGGGCCAAAAGTTTTGAGAAAGTCCATGTTATTTCACCGTAATCATAAGGAAAACACCAATAGCTGCAATTCCAAGCAACAAAACGCCAACAATGCTACCGATCACAATTATGTCTTGCCTGTTTTCTTCCTGTTGCTTCATCGCCAGCGCCGCTTCTCTTGCTGCTTCTTTTCTCATCTCAATGACCTGACGTTGGATGCTTTCCCATGCAGCCCTACCATACTGGCCAACAAACATATTCTTAACATCAAGCGCCATCTGTTGCGCCTTGGCTTTTACCGCGTACATCTTTACGGCTTCAGCTTCAAAGTCAGCCTGAGATTGAAACATCTTCTTTTTTCGAGGAGATGACGCAATCTGAACAACTTGAGCAACACGGCCAAAAAGGGTTCCGACCTTCTCAGCCGTGTCCATAACATCATTACCCGCATCAACCGCTGACTTAATGCTATTATAAATAGCAGTAGCCCCAGCTATGAGGGTAAACGGGTCCATATTATTCCGTAGGAGCGCCAGCTAGAGTTTCGGCTGGAGCTTCTGGTGCGGCAGTGGACGCTGCTAATTCTACTTGTGGCTTAGCTTGCCCATGAAGTGCTGCAATAACATCCGCAACTTCAGCGTAAACGCCGTTAGCCAGATGCTTTAAAATTGCATTAACATGAGCGACAGTTAATTTAAGATCAAGTTCAAGGTTTTCCATTTTATCCTCTTAGAAAGGTGGCGATTGCGGTTGTGATACAGGGTGAGATAACTGCGCTATTTGCGCCGATATCCCCATTTCTACGGCTGGCATACTAATGCAATCCGCCACCCACTTATAAGCCATTTCTTGGGTGATGTCAGCATATGGAACAAATTCTGCTGGGCTAGGCGTACTTAACTTTGCAGTACCAGATGCTGATGACGAGATAGTTCCATCAGTTCCAGTGCATACCCAATTAATAGCCGTAACCACATTGGCTAAACCATCATATACTGGCGTCACTATAAACTGAGGGAATGTCCAAGTAAATTGCATTACGTGTATTCCCAAATGCGAATCATGCCTTGGTAACCATTGCCGCCGGGTTCAGTTGGCGCACCACTATAAGCGTTGTTATAAGCGCCTGACCCGCCAGCACCCCAACCAAAACCATTATATCCACCACGGATTTGTTGATAAAAAGGGTTTGAGTATCCTCCCCCCATAGTAATTCCATAAGGAGTATCTACGCAGCCACCGTACCCAGAACCACCAGCAGGAATTATTGGGGTAATTGAATAATCCATATTCGTAGCGGTTCCGGTTGACCCGTTAGTTCCAGCCCCGCTTCCACTGTAAAGACCGCCGCCACCGCCAGAAACAGAATATGTTGTCCCAGAAATTGTTATGGACGACGTTCCACCTGCACCACCATTGTAAGAGCCGCCATTTCCACCTGATCCCGCAGCACCAACAGCGTAAGTATATCCTGTAGATGGGGCGACTGTAGCGTATTTAACAGCAAAGAGTGAACCGCCACCTCCACCGCCATAACTTGTTCCGCCAGTCGACCCCGCAACACCGCCACCGCCACCGCCACCGCCAATCATTTCAATAAGAATGTGATTACAGCCAGCCGGAGTTGTGTAAGTTCCACCGCCCGTATTGGTAAGGACTTGCGGGGCGCGGATTAATGTTCCACCGGATGCCAAGGATGAGGACGTCCATGTAGTCCCGTTAGATGTAAGTACGTTGCCGCTTGTGCCGGGGGCCACAAATTGGACTGCACTGGTTCCGTTACCAAGAATAACATTGTTGGCCGTAAGCGTTGAAGCGCCCGTACCACCGCTTGAAACGGCTAAAACTGACGAAATTAATCCATCATCCGCCTTTTTTACGTTTGTCCCGTCGCAATAGACAAGAATGCTATAACCCTGTGGGCAAGATACAGTAGTTCCAGCGGCTGCATTACTGCCGTTATTTGATCCCAATAGGACGGTATACGCGCCAGACGTACTATTGGTAACAACCCACATACCTGCCACGCTTTGAGGCAATAGAACGGTCTGGTTAGCGGCCAATGTTCCGGTCAGATTGAAACGCATGGCTTGCGACGTAGAACCCGCCGCGACAGCACTTGGGGCTGCAATATTGGTATATGTTGGCGTTGAACTAGTGCTTACTGAAACACCGGTCGTATTGCCAAAAATCTGATCAAGAATGGTGGAGTTATAATTGAGCGGCTGATCCCACGTGGGCGACGTGCTGTTATATGCTGGCTCGTTAAGCGCAAGATTAGTCGTCGTTGTCATTGGTAATATCCTTCTTACGGCCTAAAATCTGCTGAAAAGTTTCAGTTTCGTATATTCGAATGCTATACCATATAATAGGCAACAATGCACCAAGAGGTGTTAGCCAGCCCAGAAGCGTCGTAATCGTCGCTGAGATCGATATCCAGTCCATAAAATGCTTCATTCCACTGTCGATGTTGTCAGTTGCAGGCATGATCGGACTCCAATATCAAAATAGGACGTTTCGAGAACATCATGCGCCCCAAGGCGGTGGGAGATTAACGCTCGTTGGCGCAATCTGCTGCTGAATTTGAGCATCGATGTTGGCTTCCAGAGCAGCAACCTGTTCTGCACCAAGAGTGGTCGTCGTCCATCCTTGAACCTGAGCTTCGGTAAGCTGGGCATACGGCGTGTAAGGCGATCCAGCAACGTAGGTTAGGCCAACAGTGCCGTAGACAGAGCCGGTATAAGTGCCATCGGTGCCGGTAAGAACCCAGTGAACTATAAAAACTACATCCGTCTGACCTTCGGCCTGAGGATATGCAGTAAGGGTCGGAAAAGACCATGTGTAAGTGTTCGACATTAGTGAGTCTCCTCAGGAGTAGGAGCAGGCTGCACTTGTGCCTGAGCCTGTGTGCGGATCTTTTCAATTACTTCTGCAACTGAAACGTATGGTGCGTTACCCAGTGCCTGAAGAATGATGTTGATTTCATTGATAGTCAGATCAAGTGTCATAGTACGTCCCCTTATGGATGGCTTGCTTTATATGCGTCAAATTCTGCTTTGAGTTCTTTCTTGCGTCCTTTGTTCCAAACAGGAACCTTTAAAACGCGATAGGCATGTAAACCATTTTCAGACACTGTAACCCATTCAAGATTGTCTACACAATTGTTGTGTTTGCTTCCATCTTTATGGTTTACCTGTGGTTTGTTTGATTCATTGGGAATAAATGCTCTTGCGACTAGGCGGTGTACATTATGGTTGCTTTTAATGCCATCAACACAAAAGCTAACAATCAAATATCCACTTTTGCTTTTTCCTTGTTTTAATAATTTGGAAGGAGAGCGTCGCAAACCATTGTGAAGACGGTTAAGAACCATTCTTTCAATAGACCTAACATTTCCAAAGTTGCTCACTTCGTAATGCGTTTCAAAACCTGAACATGGATGCCAAATTTCCATTATTTTGCCTCCAATGCGGCAATACGGAAGGTCAAGGCGGTGATGGTGGCTTGTTGCTCTTGGATGGCAGCAACAAGATGCACAACAATTTTGCTGTAATCTACGCCTTGAGGTTTAATCCTACCTTTTTCGTCAACAGCATCCTTCTCGCCAGAAACCGCATAAGGAACAATTTCAGCTAATTCATGCGCGATGAAACCATCATATGATCCTTTGCCATATCCTTCTTTCCAAGTGAAGGATACCGGACGCATTTGGTTGACAAGAGACAACCCGTTTTCAAACGCAACTACGTTTTCTTTTAGACGGTAATCTGAGCCAGTGACATATGACGTAGCTGAACCGCTTGAATTAATATTACCTGCTGCTACATAAGTAGAACCATTATCAGTATAAAACTGAATGTTAGTTCCAGATGTCCCGCTTAAACCAAGGGCCATGTTAACGCTACCACGTAGCGTTAAAAATCCTACGGGACCAGTTGTAAAACCATTAGTACGTGAAGAAATTGGATTGGTACTCGTCGTCCCCACCAGCAGATTGCCGGAGGAGTCGATACGCATACGTTCTGTATAAGTTCCAGCGCCAGTGCCAAAACCTAATGCAGTCGTTGTCCACATTGTTGACAAACCAGATGCCGTGGAAAGAATACCAGTTGAATTGGTATTATCTGTCCAACGCACAGCGTCTGTTAACGCGGCAGTTTGAACGGTAAATTTAGTGCTAGGCGAACTCGTCCCAATACCTACGTTGCCGGAGGAGTCTATGCGCATCTTTTCAGAATAAGTCGTTCCATCCCACTTAGCGATTGTGAGATATGTGCCATAAAGAATATTACCTTCAGAACCGCCAGCAGAGTAATTCCCGCCAAATGCAAGACCTGTTGTTATGGAAGAATTAGGAGACATGCCATTCGTATTTGGGTTAATCCAAACCCATGAGTTTGCACCTGTTCCGCCTGTTTGAAGTTTTGTTACTGGTGCCGATTGTCCAATACCTACGTTGCCGGAGGAGTCTATGCGCATGGCTTCGTTAAACGTAATTGCGTTACCCGCAGTGCCAGATGCGGAATAATACCATGTATGAGTGCCAGAAGAACCCGTTAAATTTTGGCTATAAAGCGTAGCATATCCAGTTCCAATATATTTCCAACCACCATTATAATAGGCATTAGAATTTATATTAATCTGAGATGACCCACCAAAAATACCATAAGTTGTTTGTATCGTTGATAATTGTGAACCAGAAGTTGGCGTCGTCCCAATACCCACATTCTGAGACGTATCAATCGTCATTGCTATGGATTGCGAACCCGTCTTGAAGATGATGCTGTCAGTCGTACCCGCACCAGACGTGGATTCCAGCGTCAGTGTTGATGATGCAGTCGTGCCGCCAATATGCAGTGGTGTCGTTAAGGATGTAGTTAGCGTTGGCGAGGCAGAGTAAGATGGAGCATTGCCGACGCCGCCAGATACCAACACAGAGCCAGTAGCAACGTCAGCCAGCTTTGATAAAGCGGTTGTCGTGGAGGCATACAGCAAATCGCCAATCGTATACGAGGATTGTCCCGTGCCACCGTTTGCCGCGCCAAGCGTACCAGTGACCGCCGTCGTAAGGGAGACTTGACCCCATGATGGAGCCACGCCCACGCCGCCGGACAATAACACGTTACCCGTTGCTACGTCCGCAAGACGCGACAGGGTTGTTGTGCCGGAGGCGTACAGAAGATCGCCCACTGTGTAGGACGTAATGTTCGTTCCGCCAGAGGCTACAGGAACCACGCCGCCAAGCGTTGCAAGCGTTACCGTTGTCCAAGATGGAGCGGCAGACACGCCACCAGACGTTAAAAACTGACCAGACGTGCCGTATGTAGCGCCGCCAATACCCAACTGCCCAGCAGGACCAAACCGGAAGGCTTCAACAATAGAATTGCTGCCCGTTGGCGTTGTGTAAATACCCGCATACGTACCCTGCGCCGTATCCGTAAAGTTTTCTGCCGCAGAGAATGCAATGTAACTCGTAGATGCCGTGCCAAATCCAGTCGAGCCATAACCACGGGCTGTGAATTGCGCTAAGAAGTCGCCTGATTGCGATGCCGTTGGAGAAGCCGCCGTACCACGGGCCATACGTGCAGTGAACACACCATAAGCGCCAGTACCATAAGCATCTTGCGTAATACGGGTATTAGCAGCATTTGCGCCAACAATGTACAAGTCAGTACCCGCAGGAAGAGCAGCGGAAGGCGTTGTTGTCTGCGTATTGGAAACAACAGTCAACTGCGTCTGCGGCGTAGCGGTATTGATGCCCAAGCGATTGTTGGTGTTATCCCAGAAGAACTTGGCGTTGTTCTGGCTGTAAACGCCTGATGCACCCGCGAATACAACCGATCCGGTGGTAAACGCTGTTGCAGTACCTGTACCGCCATTTGTAACACCCAGTGTGCCAGTGACACCTGCTCCGCCAAGGGCCAACTGACCAAACGCAGGGGCCGTTGAAGCGCCCGTGGATAGCAACGGATAACCTGAAGTGGATGGCGATATCTGGCCCACGGATGACGTGCTTGCGGCATAAAGCAAACCATACGCAGTCAGCGTAGTCAGGCCCGTACCACCGTTTGCAACGCCCACCGTTCCAAGACCAATTGTGTTACCCGTCTTGGTAATTGGAGCGGATACGGTGATATTGCCGGAAGAAGATGTCTGAACCCACACAAGGGCCGTTGAACCAACCGTAATTGTGCCAGTTGTGTTCATGACCCATGAGGTTGAACCCCATGTCGTGCCGCCGTTAATAAACGTAGAAGCGCCTGTCTCAATAAAATTAGGGCCAGTTCCGACCGTGTTAAAGTCAGTTGCACGGGTAAGAACCCAGTTGGTTGAACCAGAACCAAGCGTTGTGACGGTGTAAATACCGTTCTGTGCGCCCGTAGTTTGGTCTTTAACAAGGATGCGGTCACTTAATGATGCAGTATAACCATCAACAACAAAAGCGGCCTGTGCGCCACTATTGGTAAGCGTAGCACCAACACCCGCCGTTCCGTTGTTATATGTGGCGGTCAAATTGGCAGTAGTAGCCGCCGCAGAAGCCGTATGGAAGGTTGTATTACTAACCGTAGCAACTTGGTTATCAACATACTGTTTGGTGGACAATTGCAACGATGCGGTTGGGTCTTGCGTAACCGTTACTGTTGTCAAATCTGACAACGTGGACGTTGAAGCGCCCAAAGCAATAGACGTTGAGCCAATTGTAATGGATGAATTGGTTAACCCGGCATTAGGAATTGTAGCGACAGCCGTGAATGCGCTTGTGCCATTGCCGACAAGATATCCCGTCAGTGTGGTTGCGCCTGTACCGCCGTTTGCAACAGGCAATGTGCCGCTTACGTGCGTAGAAAGACCAATTTTACCCCAAGACGGAGCAACACCAACGCCGCCAGAGATAATGGCGCTACCTGTAGCTACATCGTTAAGGCGAGCCAAGGTAGAAGAGGAGTTGGCGTAAAGAATATCACCGGTCGTGTATGAGCCGTAACCAGTGCCGCCTTCAGTCTCAGCGAGAGGCGTCGTGAGGCCCGTTAGGGAGGTGATATCACTGTTAGCGCCAGACGCTGCTGCACCAAGGTTAGTACGAGCGCCAGATGCCGTTGTAGCTCCGGTGCCACCATAGGCGACAGCCACAGGAGACCCCTGCCACGTTCCAGAACTAATCGTGCCAATAGACACTGTTCCAGTCGCCGAAAGATTCGTGAATGCGCCGGTTGACGGAGTTGTCCCACCAATTGCTGTTTGGTTAATCGTGCCGCCAGTTATTGCAACGGCATTGGCATTTTGCGTTGCCATCGTTCCAAGGCCAGTAACTTGACCTGATGGAATTGAAATTGTTGTGTTTAAAGCAGAAGTAATCTGACCTTGAGCATTAATAGCAATAGAAGGAACAGAAGATGCTGTTCCATAATTTCCGGCTGCAACACTCGTGTTAGCCAATGAAATCGTGCCAGATGTAGTAATTGGATTGGTGCCAGATGTAGTAAGCCCAGTTCCAGCCGTAATTGAAGAAACAGTACCGCCACCAATCATAGCTAAGACTTGAGCAGCAGTTAAATCTTTAACAGCAGCCACACCCGCCGCATTATTACCCTTAATGGTATTGGCTGGCATAGTTGAAAGATATTGGTTTGTAATGCTCGAATCAGTAACGCCAATAGTTCCGGTCGTCGTAATCGTTCCGCCCGAAAGTGGAGATTGAGCAGTAACTGATGTTACCGTACCTCCATTGGCATTGAGATTGGCAATTTGTTGCGCGGTGGCGCTATAAGATACGCCATTTTGCACAACCATCGTCTCAGCGGAACCACTAAGCGACGTTAGAACTGGGAGATTGGTGACTGTAATATTGCTCATGTCAAAGGCCCAGTTTGAGGTATCTGTGTGTAGCCGTAAGGCAATCCAACCAAAGCAGTTACCATTAAGGTATTGCCTTGGATAAGGTTCCCCGCTGGTATAGCATTGTTTGTCTGATAAGTGAATGCTGTCGCAGTAGTAACTGTGACGCTATAAAATCCTGTCGCAAGTTTATTTGATACACCTTCTACAGCGATCTGATCATTGGTAGATAACCCATGCGCTGAAGAACAAGTTACTGAAACGGTATTTGTCCCGTTAGCCAGAATAGACAGCGGATTTAGATTAACGCGATAAGTTCCCTGACTATAAAGAGGCATAACAGCATTTTGATCCAATCCAACTGGAGGGCCAATTGGTTGAGTCGTGACTGTATTTCCATCCTCAGTAATTAAACTAACGGTTGGATAAATAGGGATGCCTGTAATTGGATCGGTTGGAGCGCCAGCCGAAACAACAATCGTATTAGTTTCATCGCTTTCAAACGGTTCAACACGAGCGTTAATGATTGGCATTGGATCAGCTGGAAGAATAATAGCGCGAAGCTGATTCTGTGGCGTGTCATAGCAAGGCGTGCAGACAAGCATACGCTTATTGATCAGGCTGGCACCAGCCCAATCCATCTGCCAACGCAAATCAACATGGTTATAGCGAAATCCGCACCGATCACATACCGCGTGAGCCTGTGGACTTCTTGAGCTAGTTCTTGCGCGTCCTGAGAGCGAAGCATATCCCATTTATCACCTATAATAGCCCGAAATCTGCGGACTAATATACATGGAAACATACTCTGTGTCTTGCTGTGCGGCGATATTATATGCCTCGTCAGCCGCTGGTTTTAGCATCTGCGATATAGCCGGTGCCCACACCATAGATAAACGTGCCGCAAGGCCAGTAGCAAACGCGTCAAGCCAGCGATACGGGATATCAATGGTTTGTCCGCCAGTGAAGTTGCTGTCCTGCACTTGGCTAACACGGTAATACGACAAACTTGTTGGGCCATTAGACGTATTTGGAACGGGCCAAATAGTAACTGTTGGGCTAATCAAACGATCAAACCAATAAATCGTCGGAAATCCCTGTTGCTGCTTGTTTGGATAACTCGCGTATTCCGTGCGTGACACAGGGAGAATGATTCGATCAATATTTTGACCATTGCCTGTATTAGTAACATAGGCGTCAAGGATCATTACGGTGCTAGAATCAACAGCGTAGGTTGACGTTCCCGTAACAAGCGGAACTGTCACAAGGTCAACTTTCCAAAGATTGACGCCACGATTTGACCAGCTGGATAACATAAGATTAGCAGCCGTACGCGCCGAAGACATATGCTCCTGCGCTAGTGCCGTATTTCTTACGCCGCAAAGATTGAACGCATATAAAGTGAGTTCACCAAGTGACGGATTGTAAGCTGTTGTTCCGCTAGTGGTCATGACTGATCCTTAGTAAGAACCATCATTACCAACTAATACACCTTCACCGAACGCGCCGACAGCATATGTTCCGGCAGTCGTATTAACGCGAAACTGAATGTCTGTTTTTTCCGTATAGATCAGCGGATATTGCCGATGAATATCTAAAATGCTGATAAATGGCGACTGAGCAACATTAAATGCTACCTTTGTAGAGGGATTTTGCTCCCAGTTGATAAAGGTCAAGTTATTGGCAGATGTATATGGGTTAGATGCAAAGACATCAATTCGATTGAGATAGAACGAATAATTGGCCGGAACGGTATAGATAGCCATCTGCGTCTTGCCAACACCGATAGCAATCTGTGCATAAGTTGTCCCACCATTTTTAGCTGTAATGGTGCCGACATTTGACCCGCCCAGTGTCGCCACAGACGTTACAATCATGCTGTTAATGCGGAAAAATGCCGTGCCGTTGGTGGCCGTACCGGAAGTGCCGCCGGAGAATGTCACAGTATCGGTCACGACAGCGTAGTTCGCATCCAAACCAGTAACAGTCATAGTCAAGGTTTCAGACACCGTGCTGGCGTATGTCATAGTCAACGCAGATGTTGGGTAGGTATAGGTTGACGCGTTTTCCCAAACTGGGATGCTAGTCGTCGTTACACTGGGTTGATAGCCAAAGATATTAACAACATTATGAAGGGAAATTTGGCTACGGGCCACTTGAAGCTCAAATGGTTCGTTTCTGCCAATACGAGTAATGGATTGATTAACAACTCCAGAAGCCATGATTATTTACCCTTCTTACGTGCCGCTGCGGCATTATCAACTAAATTCGGGTATGGCCTACCAGCCGCCCGTGCTCTAGCTTTAGCACTTTGCTCTTGCTTATGCGACAAGTGTTTTGTGTGATATCCTTTGGACAGTTTGGTTTCCCAAAATGGTTTATCAGACATCAGCAACCCCACTTGCGAAGGGACTTATTAATACGACTATCTGGATCAGCCGCTTTAGCCGAACCAGTCATTTTTCTTCGCATTCCGGTCATTCTGGAACAGAAGTTCTCGTGACGAGGATTGTCTTTATCCTTCGTCGGGGCCTTTAAATGATGACCCTCAGCACGAGCTGATGCCCGTCCCTTGGCATTTAATCCACCAGAGGGTGATTTGCCCTCAGAACGTGTCCATGCAGCCGTCATTCAAGCCTCCAAGAAAGAACGGGGGCTTTTTACACCCCCGTTTTTATTACTTGCCGTGCTCTTCTGGCTCATACGACTTATGAGCAGAAGGTTCCGTGCCGTGGGCCGCAGTCGAAAGCGGGTGCATGTTAGCACCTACCTTGCCGCCAGCCTTACGCTTTGGACGGTCAGCGCGCATCTTGGCGTGTTCACCATGGATTTTACCCATGACGTGGCCACCATGCTTGCGCTTAGTGCGACCGCCGTGCTTCTTCTCTTTGGCTTCCTTAGCCGTTGGAGAATTAGCACCAGCATAGGTGTCTTCTACGGCTTCATCAGCGTAGAAATCACCCTCTTTAGACGAGCCTTCGTCAACGCCATGAGCCTTGACAGTGCCGCCCTTCTTGTGTTCCGCACGAGGATGCTTGTGGTGCACCTCATGACCGTAGTGATGCTTATGACCCTTCATGGCCTACCTCTTATGCTTGTGTGACGCCGAACAGACCAGCAATGCTGCCAATGTTCGAAACGAGTGGTACTTGACGAACTATGAGACGATTGGTCCCATTGGCCGCCGACTGCAATGCGTAGGTTCCGCGAACGTCACCCGTGCTTGTGGTAGCAGGACTTGTGGTCACAGCCGCCGTATAACCCGTATTCGAAGTGATGCCAGCAGCGGCGTAGTTAATTGCTACGTCACCAAAGTATTCCGAACGAATAGGGAAGCCGTAAATGTCAGTCGTGCCAACTGAGTAATTGTGCGCGTCAGTAAATGCCGGAACTACCGACGAGATATACTTAAACGCCTTCTTACCGTTGACCGTCGTGGCACTCGCAGGGGCTGCAATAACTTCACTCATAGGAACGCCGTAAACGTCGTAGCCAGAGATAGTGATATTGCCGCCAGTGGCCGATGCAGAGCCGGTTACGCTAACTGCACGAGCAATCAAGCACTGTGGGTTCCAAAGATTGATACTTGCAGCCGAACCGAAAGGTTGCAGCAAAGAATAAGTACCAGCCATTGTCCCAGTGATCGTTGCCGATGCAACCGTAGCATTACCAGTGACCGTGTACGTGCCAGCACCACCGGATGGACCGGTAAGCTGATTCGCAATGATCGTCCCAGTCGCCACACCCGTTCCCGAAAGCGTCATGCCAACCGTAACAGTACCCGTGAGGGACGATACGGTAAGAATGTTGCTTGCAACAACGCCTGTGAAAGAAGCGAGGCCGTCGATGAGGAGAAGGTTCGACACGAGCGCACCGGTGTTCTGGTTGATGCATGTCTGGCCAACCGCAACGCCGGTTGAGGTAGAGTTAGTGGATACCAACGTCATTGCCGTGCCACTGGTCACGTTTGCAGCGGCTGCAATAGCAGACGTGCTAAGTGCAAAAGGGGCATAGTTTAACGTCAAGATATCGCTTGAGCCAAGGAAGCCAGCAGTAACAGCGCCGAAGTTCTGGCCGGGCTGGTACGAGAAGGCTGGACGAGGATCAGCAAGTGCCGCCCCTGCATAAAACAGGGACGGGCCTAATTCTGGGTTGTAATCGGCAAATGCCGACTGTCCGTAGGAAACTACAGGACCAGAGAATGCAGTAATAGCCATGAATTATCCCTTCTGAGTGCCATTGAATAATACCACAACTTCTTCTTTGTCAGAATGTTCATCCAAGTATTGAATTGCTGAAAGGAAAATATTTCTATCTTCTTTTAACTTTCCAATTCCTGTATTGCAATCAGAACAAAGTAACCCTCTAACTGAACCCGTTTTATGGTTATGGTCTACAGAAAGCGCCTTGACCTTACCTAAACGAGTTGCCGTTTCGGGCTGTGAACATATCGCGCAAACACCATTTTGCCGGTGAAACATTTCCGCGTATTCTTGACGGGTAATTCCAAAACGTCTTTGACGTTCTTTATCACCCAGAATTTCGCGGTTTTTTTCGCGATATGATAATTGATGAGCGCGTACAAGTTCAGGATTTTCAGCTTTACGCTTTTCATTCGAGCGTCGGCTTATTTCCCTTGCTTTTTCCCGATTTTCAGAACGCCACTTAGCGGCCCTCAATCGTTCTTTTTCGCGCTTATCAATCATTTTTTTTCACTATTACGAAGTTGGGAAGGATCCAAAAATGGCCCTCCAGTTGTAATATCCAAAGGAATAACGCTCATAGCCCTTTACGAGCAAGTTATCAGTGACAAAATCGACCTGCATATCTGATTCGAACTTGATGCGTTCCATGTAGGCAAGACCATCAATGTTGGTCAAAAGGAACCACGAGTAAGCAGACGTCAAGAAGTCGTTGACAATGTAACCCTCTGGCAAACCACCGGCAGTGCTAAGGATCGCGTTGACATCATTATCCGCAGTACCCGGACGCAGTTCAGTCTTCGTAAGACGAATTGCAACTGGTTCGAGCTGTGGTGGAACGATGAGCTTGCGACCACGAGCGAATACTTTCAGACCAGCCTGATCCTTAAAGTTGGTACGAATGTTAATCATACCGTTAAGGAGCGAAGACTCATTCAAGTCCTGCTGGATGGTGAAGGTGTTAGCCACGGTAGAACCGTCGATAGGATGTGCGGTGGAGCAGAGAGCCACACCGTCAGCGCCGACCGCCGCGTTATACGTCTGAGCCGTGTTCAGGATGTTCGCGCCATAAATCTCTTTGGTCTGTTGGAAAGACTCAATGAGACCAAGGTTCGAAGGCATGAACTGGGTCTTGTAGAGGTTGTCGTCGATTGCCTTACGGGTAATCGCGTAACCAAGTGCGATTTCCGTATGCTCCTGATTGTAGACAAAACGCTCACCAGCGCCCGAATCAAACGAAGTCTGACCGCCTTCGGTCTTCAACTGAGCCAAACCAAGGTAACGCATTTCAGCGGTACGTTCGAGGGCCATCTTCGATTCATGCTTAGTGAAAATCTTGTCGTACTGAGATGGGATCATCTCATACTTGCCTTCAATTCCACGGAGACCGGGGAGCAAAAGGTCTTTAATCTGTGAGAGATTAACAGCCATAATTATTTACTCCTTACGAGATGCCGGTCACAGCGCCGTTAGCACGCCATACTTCGTTGTTGAACTGGACGACCACATTGCAATATTGCGTTGTAGGATCGCCACCGTTACCGAACGAAACAGCGTAATCGACGATTGTGAATGGGAAAGTAGCCGTCGTGCCAACCGACGAAAGATAAGCACCCGAACGGCCAGTAGCCGTCGAACCCGTACCAATCGTGAACTGAGCATTCTGACCGATCACACCAGAAGTCATGGTCGTGACAGAACCGGTCATTGGGAATGACGAGGTGCTGGTCTGAACGATGAAACGTGCGTTTGGATCATCGATGACATAAGCCTCGACGTCGCCCGTTGCATCAGAACCCGGCCAATAAGAAGACCAGACGACGCGCTTCTGCGAAGTGGAGAGATACTTGCAGCCGACAAAAATGCCCGCAACTGGAGTAGTACCAGCGGCAGCCTGAGTGATATAACCATTGGCCGTGCCAACGACCGGCATTACCGGATCGCCAGTGAAGATGGCCGTGGAGTTGGTGTTTGCAATTCGACGTGGAGACTGGGCGAACGTAGGAGCGCCGCCAGCACCACCCTGAAACTGCAAAAAGCCGTAATACGCTTGCGTATTCGCCATAGCAGATAATCCTGAATGATGAAGGTTGCTATGCGCCCGGCACTGCCAACCTAGAATAATTGTGACCCGCCTCCCCAAGGGCGAGTGTTCGTCGTTTACTTATCCTCTGGAACAGGGATAGGGCTAAACGACTTCTTTACCGAAGGACGGACGCGATCATGTTCGCGAGTCATAGTTCCATCGGGTGCTGTACTAAGTTGTGCTTCTTTAGCACGTACTTGTGTTCTAGCACGACGCAATTCTATATCACGCGCTTCATTTGTCAACGTCAAAGGACGTTCCATCAAAACTTGGCCTTTACGCTCAATAATTGTGTAATTACCTGATGGCATCATCTCAGGATGACGACTTGCTGGGACTGGTTCCCAACCACCACGAGCGATCTGGACTTGATAGGACGGGTCTTCCTTGCCTAAAAAGGTGTGACGTTTCCATTCATAGGACCAGCCATCTGGAACAATAGATGCATCGACATAAAACTCATCAATGCCATCACTATCAAGTCCACCACGCTGATTGCGGATTTGTTCCGCACGACGGGCTGCACGTTCACGGGGGGCTTCATCACGCAGAGCCTCACGAACTGGCTGACGTGCTGGAACCTTTTCTACTTTATACTTATCTGCTTCAGTCATAATCATATCCTTAGTTTATACGGCCTTCACGCTTCAGCGCGACCATGTATTTTGCATAATCTTCAGGCGAGTAACCCATCATGGATGCCATTTCACGCTGCTCCGGTGTCAACCGAACAGTTGTCGGTTTACCAGATGTGTTTGATGCCATGCGGGTGGTTGGTGCTGCGGGTGCTGCCGTTCTTTTCTGAGTTGGAGCGGCTGCAATCGAGACAACATCATCATCTGCCTCTGGTTCTGGCGCATTACGCAGACCAAGACGGCTTTCAACATGCTGGAAATACGCATCAGTGTCGGGAACGTATCCTTCACCCATTGCGTGGTTGTGTGCGCGAACCATACTCTCGTACTTCTTAGGATCACGAGCGTAATCTGGATTATTTCTAATCCAATTGGCCGAACGTGGCGTAAGACGTGACGCAAATTCTTCAACGGGATCATTGTTGACCTGTTGAACGGGCTGCCTCAGCTTATTCTCAAGGGCTGACTTACCATTTTCAAGAGTTGATAGCTTGTTAGCATTCAATGCCAATGCTTCTTGGATATCCGCAACCTTGCGATAGTCACCAGCCGCCATTGATTCGGCGTAAGCATTTTTCAAAAGCTCTGAATTACTCTTTGCTTTATCAATAGCACTCACAATTAGCTGATAATCACCGTCCTGAACGTCACGTTGTGCTTTGTTAGCCAGCTGTTGAGCTTCATTTGCACGTCTATCTGCATCAGAACGAGCTTTACGCTCATCTTCCAACTGCTTTTTAAGATGATTAATGCCTTCTTCAGGCGTAATTTCATCAGAAACCGCAGCTTTTTCTACATTTACCGGAGCATCATCGTTAACAACTTCAATCTTGTCTTCGACTTCCGGCTGAATTTCTTTCTCTTCAGTCATACTAACCTCTTACCAAACCGTGTCTGGATATTTAATGCTGCCACGAATGTCCGTGTCTTCAAGGATACGGCACGAGACGCCATGAACATTGACCGACCAGCCATCCGTGACGCGGAAATAAACCCAATCGCCAATTTCAACATTGGTATCAACGAACCATTTGTTGTCTGGATCAACAAAAGCCGTTGCGCCCTTCTTGAGAACCAAACCAACCTTGCCCTGATACCGATCTTCACTGCGGGTATCGTCTGTCAGGATGATGCCGCTCTTAGTTTTCTCTGGACGCATATAGATTGCGACCAAAATCTGGTTATTGAAGACGTTAATGTCATCAATACTGCCAATTTCCTCTAAAATTGCTTTTTTTGGATCATCAGCGTGCTCCATACGCATATATGGCATTAGATATTCCTTTCTTTGCCGTTATTAATGGATTCGGCCTCGTCCATGAGGTCGATAACCTTTCGCAAACCATAGATGATCCCAGAGCGGTACTTGTAGTCCGCTATGTTCTCGATCATTCCCTTGCCCAAATGGTCCATCTCCTCAATGATTGTCTCATCAATCAATTGAGCAAGTATGCGGGCGAACCTGTCTGAATATGTTTGTGCCATGAGGGGTACTATAATACCGCTCTTAGGTTATTTGTTTGCGATGATGGTAATGTCCCAATGAATTTAAACAAAAAAAAGCCGCAGCAATTAAGCCACGGCTTAGTTCGTCTTTGGGGGAGAAACCAAAGATTATGCTTTGTGGCCGTATGCCTTGATCTTTTCAAGACGGCCAAGACCACCACCAGCGGCGTGATCGATAATATGCTCAGGCTTACCCATCGTGCGACCACCTGACTTGCGAGCCATTGGCATACCACCCTGAGGAGGCATTGGAGGAGGACCGCCAGCGCCGCCCTTGGCCAACATCGCAAGCATAGCTGGATTAATCTGCTGACCACCGCCCATTGGAGGACCACCAGCAGGAGGAGCCATTGGAGGAATTGGAGGCATTGGAGGGGTAGGAGGGCCACCCATTGGACCACCAGCCATTGGCATACCGCCAGCCGGATGAGCATTCACATTGATATTAATGTGTGTCTTGCCCTTAGCCTTGCCGCCGGACTTATGAGCGTGACGACCGCCCGGTACTTCACCCGGAATTTTCGTAACCGAATTGCCAGAAAATACTTCGCCGCCCTTAGCGTGCTTCTTGCGGAGCCAATCAATCTTGCCGCCGTCAGCCTTCTTCTGCTTGGTTTCACCGCCCCAGCAATGTTCATCACGCTTCATAGCCGAAGTCTTAATCATCTTCTTGATGAGCGCCTTATCTTCTGCCTCATCAGGATGAGCATGACCACCACGAGCGTGATGCTTGCGATCTTTTACCTTGCCGCCACGTTTCTGGTTTTGCGGAAGGTTGCGCTGATATTCTTGCTGCTGGGCATCAAAATTGGCTGCATTGGCTTTACGAGCAGCATCTTGCATTGCAAGAGCCTTAGCATCTTGAATTGCTTGCATAGCTGGATCAAGACGAATCCCATCCATATCCGTTGGACGACGTGGAGGAAGCGGAACTGGACGACGTGGAGGCAACGGAACAGCACTACCATCAGCGTGCTTAGTACGTTTTACCTTACCACCCTTTTTAAATGCGCCTACATGCTTAATGCCTTCACGGTCATCGTTAGCCATGCGAACGTCGCGGTTAATCAAATTGTCTGGCGTCAGGAAACGCTTTGAACGATCAACACTCTCAGTGCGTCCACCCGACTTACGCTTGGCACGGTCAGCACGCTTCTTAGCGTCTGCTCCATGAACTTTGCCGCCAGACTTGTACTGACGCTTGCTAAGTGGGCGAGCACCGGTCTTGATACCAGCGTTTTCCATCTCAGGAGGAGACCATGTGGACGAATCAACCTTAGTGTGTGGTTCACCAGAGGTAAGACGTTTCGCCTTTGCACGCATTGCTTCGCGTGATGATTTAGCTAATTCAGACATGGACAACTCCTGACAGGGACGACGAATAATAGCGTGTTTTTAGTATTTGTACAATCATACTTTACTGAGTGTAGTATTCCAGCATTGGCGCACCATTAACGTACTTGATACGACCATGAACCTTAGACATATCACCCGCAGTATTAGCCGCAGCCCATTGAGCCGCAGTCATACCACCAACTGATGGAAGCTGCTGGTTGTACGTTCCAAGTTCAGTCGTATATGGGGCAACTGGAGCCGCCGGTGCCTGTGCAGTAGCCGTGGGTGGAATGTATGGCTGTTCACCGCCACGACCATCCCTAGGCTCACGAGCAATGTCAACCGCTTGGCTAATCTCGTTATACTCTGGAGAGTTAATGCCATATGATGGAGTAATCATATTAGTTACTGCATTACTTGCGCCCTGAACCATGTTTACGAACGGATTATTGCTTGTAACATCTGGAACTCGTTGCCCTAAAGTCGTATCAGCATAAGCATTTTTGGGACCGACAGCGTTCATAGCGGCATTATAACGTGCAATTTCAGCTGGGTCTTCGCTGCTAAATCCTGCATATGGGTTAGATTGTGGCATTTCACCCGAAGCAATAGCCGCATTACGAGCAGCAATAATAGCCGGATCATTACTTGCATCAGTAACTGAAGAGCCAGCCAACATTGATCCGGAATCATAACCACTAGTTCTTGCGCGCTGCTGGTCTGCTTGTTTAACGCCACCCATCAATGCACCCATAAAGCTGGCAGGGGCCGCATCATATTGACCTACGCCTAAAGTAGCGCCCGATGGATTACCCGCCATAATACCTTGAGCATATGCCTCACGAGATGGCGCTGACAGTATCTGGTTTTCCAAGGTAGGGCGTTCAAAATTCTGCAACGCCACATCTGCTACATTGGCTGCATCGGTCCCCGTTGCCATTGCATTTCTTGTCGCACTGTAGCCGGGATTTGTTTGAACTTCATTTAAACCATAGCCCAATTGAGCCATTTGCGTTCCAGCCAAAGCATCACGCAACGCATTTCCTGTAAGCGAAGTATCAATCCCTAAAGTATTTTCTAAGCCAACACGCCTTGGGCCGGTTTCCTGCAACATGCCAATAGAGCCAGCGTTAATGGCTGACGGATCAAGGCCAGCCCCGCTCTCACCCATTGCACTCCCAAGGAAGCCAGCTGCGCCAGCAAGAGTATTCTGCCGACCAACCAATGAACCATAACCCATGCCAAATGCAGTGCTTGGGTCCATTGTCGCGCTCAACAACGACCCTTCATACGGCGTATTCATGCGCTGTTCGCTGTAACCGCTAATGTCAGATGGCATTTGATGACCGGTTAAATTAGCTTCTCCAACATTAAAGTCGCCGCCAAATGCACGCGACCCAACATCTGCTTGAGCTGCGTCCGGTTGCGAACGGTCAGCAAGACCCGCCTCATTACCACGGGGGTCAGCCGATGGCCCTTCAGGCTGAGAACGATCTGCCATGCCAGCCTCATTGCCGCGTGGATCGCCACTAGCTTCACCGCCATCATCAAAATGTGCTCTACCACCGTCTGCATGATGCTGACGACGTAAATAAGCCATCAACTCATCAAGATTAGCTGGCATCGCAATAGGTTCAGCACCTTCAAAGCCCGACTGGCGGCTGGTGAAGATATTATCCATTGCGTTTTTGCTTAATGATAAAGGATGGGCTTGTTTCCAATCCTTTAAATCTTGTAATGTAATAGGTGCAGTAGGCGTATCGTCATCAGCAACGCCGCCAGTAGCAAGCCGCAACGCATTATCAATGGCGTTATTGCCTAATGTACGACCGCCCTTTTTATGATTTACTCTCACATCACCACCTCTTGCTTCATTAATACGGGGGCTAGTTGGATCAAACTGGCCGTTGTTGCCCGTAGCGGATTTGATTTGAGTAGGATTAAAGGCAACAATTTCTTTGTTTCCCCAAGCACCATTATAAATAATTCCATCATGACCACGAGATTTTACTTCATTTGTAATATCCATAGGCGTTGCATCAGATGGCAAATTAAGATGTGAACGAATTAACTTTTCTCTATCTACTTCTCTACCATTTTGAATTTGATATTTAAGATGCAATGGATTTTCCATAGCAAGATGAACAGGCATAACATTGCCTTTTCTTCCATACGCACTTGCAACAATAGGAGATTCATCAAAGTAAAAACCGTGTCCTAAATATCCATTATCTGTTTTTGTTGCAATTTTTTCTGGATTAAACGTACTAAAATCAGCATCTGTTCCATGATATGCTACGTGCGGAACTTCAGGATGATTATTCTCTTGAAAGGCAGCGAGGTTATTATTTCTTTGTGAATCACCATGAGGGATAAAGCCAGAAGGCATACCAGCACCACCAATACCTGTATTAAACTGAGGCGTATTAGCCTCCAAGTCTAATCCCGTAAGCGATTGATTAAGGCCACTGATCTTATTTTGAATAGCATCGGCCATAGGATCGCGATTACGCGCAACATTTAATGCCGCTCCAATATCATCATCTGAACTTGAAGTTGGATCATATGGTAAAGGCATCTGCTATCACTCCTAGGGCGACAGCATCATACTTTATATTGGTTTATTTGCCAACTAACGTGCGAACCAAGACGTGTACGAAATAAGCTACGGCAAAAAACCAGCCTACAATTACACCGACTTCAACTACACAGCCGTACTGTCTCATCAATTCAATCAATATCTTAACCTTGGAAAATGCCCATTCCATACTGCGAATAAGGAATGGGCCAAGTCAGGAAAAACAATAGGAGGACTTGAAGCCGGACCGACCCCGCGAAGGATAAGCCCGATGACTAACTACAGGAACATCCCGCAGCCACTCGCCGCCGCAGCGGTCCAAGTGGGATCATAATCGCAAGTCAAACCGTCACAATCAACCCTTTATTGCAACTTTCCCTCAGGTTGTTCGTTGGCTTCCAAACGCTGGATCATGTTTGGATCAAGCATCTGGCTAACCACGTGCATACCGTCCATTGGGTTCTTCATGACTTCCTCAGCCAATTTAACCGCCGCCAGACGTTCACGGCTTTCACGGTCACGTTGGCGGTTCACAGCGTCAATCTGACTATCTTCTGACTTCTGCTTAATCTCATCAGCTTGGTTCTGCTCAGACATCATCTTGATCTGTAGCTCTTGCGGATTAGCCTGTGACTGCTGGTTCTCGCCGCCACTCACTTTATGTTGCACTTCAGCCATTTTAGCCTGAGCCGTAATCATCTTAGCTTGCGAATCAACTTGCTTAGCCTGATCCGCTGGATTTGGCTGTGGCGGAACTGGAGGAGCCAAGAACCTGTCTGGGCTTTCCCAACCGACTGCGCTCAATGCTTCCTTGCGTACTTCAGGGAGATTGAAGCCCGTTGGGTCTTGCGTAGCCATCTGGACAAGTGCCGCGACCTTCATGATGCGCTGGCTGCTCGATGACGTGTTTGGATCGGCCTGTGGGACCATATCAAAATCTTCAAGCGCCTGAAGGAACTGCTGCTCATCCCACGGAATATTAGGGCGACGATTGCGCTGCCAGAATGATTCGGGGTTTTCCTTGAAGCAGTTAGCCAGAAGTTGGAACTCATCAGCCTGTGAGGCGTGCATCCGCTTATGGACAGAGTTAAGAACCTTAACCGACTGCTCAATCAATGCGATAGTTGTTCCGACTGGAGCATCTGAACGACCTTCGCCCACCGCAGCCTCAGAAGTTCCGCCCAAACGCTGGCCATACTGAGCCATACTTTCAACTAATGCACCCAATGCACCCGATGGTTCTTTATAAGGCAATGGCATAACGGCCTGATTGATTGGCATACCGCCAGTGTCAATCTGAGCGCCACCGCCGGGTGGAACGCGGAAGATGTTGCTGTTCTGACGGCCAGACTGTTTGGCATACAAGAAGCCGGGGAAGTTGGCGTACATGCCAGCGTCAAGCAACTCACGCCACGCAGCTGTAACCGCATTTGTCGTATTGCCAAGGATGTGCAGTAATCCAATGTCGTAGAAGCCAAAGCCCGGAACAAACGTGTATTTTACAAAGTTCTTACGTGCCTCAGGCAAATCTTCTGTGTCTTCATCATAGTTGCGGACGATAGACAAAACTTGCTTTGACGACACGTCAATAGTCACGCGATACGGAACTTCTAAGCCCGTCTCAGCGCCATCCATTTTGTGCTCGTAGCCCTTAACATTTAACTCACAATAGCATTCATAGATTTCACGGTCACGGTCATCCGTGTTCATGGTCTCTTGTGCAATGCCTTGTTGCGCGTTCTTTTCCATTTGAACGGCGTCAAGCGTTGGCTGCTTTGCATCATTCAATTGAACGTCACGATACGCACCAATGATTTGCATCCGCTTCACAACAGACGGGCGCATATAAATACGGTGAGTGATACGACGAGCGCCATCCAAGTCCGTGGCTGAGTTGTTGACGATCAAGTCATCAGCGTCGATTGATTCGGATACGGGACGATTGCGGAGTGGGCAATAGTAAACCTTCTTAAATGCCGTTCCACCAAAGCCCAGCAATAGAAGCATCTTATCCGTGTCTGGGTAATACTCTTTGGCTACTGCGGTTAGGTAGTGGTTCATATCCTTCTCAAGGGCATTCGACATAGTGTCACGGTCTGGTGAGCCATGAGTTGAATCGTCCCTGATCTTCACAGGCCCAT